ATATAAGAAACATGTTTGGTCTTCTAGCACAATTCTTTGGGGAGAAGATATTAAAAAATCCATAGTTGGGTCAACATTAATAACTCAAGTTTCTGAAGATTTGCATAACCAAATTGAAAATGAAATAAAAGATCATCTTCCATCTTATGACAATTTACTTTGCCAATTTTATATTTGGCAACAGAATGCTGGAATTTCTTCCCATACTGATGGTCAATACAAATTTGGTGCTACAATATACCTTAATAAACAATGGGGTATTGATGATGGAGGATTCTTTATTTGGAAAGATAAAGAGACAGAAGAACTAAAAGTTTTATCTCCTGAAAGAAACACATTGGTTTTGAATTCAGATAGAGAAACACATTTAGTAACTCCAGTTGCATCAAATTGCAAAGAACTAAGACACACTGTACAAATTTGGGGATATTAATTATGGGATCAATTAAAATTTTGGCATTGTTAAACAATCTGATTTTAATTACACAGATTGAAGAAGTTGAAACTGATATAGGAGAACCTGATTGCAAACTCATCAAACCTTATGTTGTTGGGTCTGATGAAACATTAGAAGCTTTCTTGTGTAGATACACAAATCAGGATACATTTATGATGAGCTCTGACAAGATTCTAACTCTTGTAGATCCAAAACCAACCTTACTTGAAAAATATCAGAATCTTATAAAATGAATTTTTACACGAATGTAGTTCTTGTTGGGAATGAAATACTTTCCAGAGGGTATGCTGACGGAAAACATTATAAAAACAGGGAAGAATTTTATCCAACTCTCTATGTTAAGACCAACAAGAAAACAAAATTTAAAACACTTGAAGGTAATTATGTAGATGAAGTCAAACCAGGAACTATTCGTGAAACAAGAGAATTCATTTCTAGGTATGAGAATGTAGATAACTTTGAATTGTATGGTAACACTAGGTACATCAATCAATACATCTCAGAAAATTATCAAGGTGAAATTAAGTTTGATATTACCAAAATCAAACTAATTACAATTGACATTGAGGTTGCATCTGAGAATGGGTTCCCTGATGTAAGAGAATGTCAGGAAGAACTCCTGACTATCTCTATTCAAGATTATGCAACCAAACAAATCATTACTTGGGGTGTTAAACCATTCATCAACAAACAAAAGAATGTAACTTATCATTACTGCACAAGTGAAGCAGATCTGTTGGATAAGTTTATCTTTTGGTGGGAAGAGTTTTCTCCAGAAGTAATTACTGGTTGGAACTGTGATCTTTATGATATTCCATATGTGTATGGGAGACTTTGTAGAGTTCTTGGTACAAAGGTTGCCAAGCAACTTTCTACTTGGGGCATCGTCACAGAGGATGAAATTGTAGTAAAGGGAAGAACTCAAACAAGATGTGATATTGCTGGTCTGACTATTCTGGACTATCTTGAGTTGTATAGAAAATTTACCTATACTAATCAGGAGTCATATCGTCTGGACCATATTGCACAGGTAGAATTGGGGCAGAAAAAACTGGACCACTCTGAGTATGATACCTTCAAAGAATTTTACACAAAGGATTGGCAAAAGTTTGTAGAATATAACATTGTGGACGTGGAACTTGTGGACCGTTTGGAAGACAAGATGAAACTCATTGAGTTGTGCATTACTATGGCATATGACTCAAAAGGAAATTATAATGATGTGTTCTTTCAAGTGAGAACTTGGGATTCTATCATCTACAATTACTTGAAGGAAAAGAATATTGTTATTCCATTCAAAAAAGAAACTAAAAAAGATTCTAAATTTGCAGGAGCATTCGTGAAAGAACCTATTCCTGGTAAGTATGATTGGGTTGTCAACTTTGACCTTAACTCACTGTATCCCCACCTTCTGATGATGTATAACATCAGTCCAGAAACTCTTGTGGAACAAAGACACCCAACTGCATCAGTAGAAAGAATTTTGAATAAATCAATTGACTTTTCTGATTATAAGGACTATGCAGTTTGTGCTAATGGATCAATGTATAGAAAGGATGTCAGAGGATTTCTTCCTGAACTGATGGAACAGATGTATAGGGATCGTGTCATCTATAAAAAAAAGATGCTTGAGGCAAAGCAACAGTATGAAAAAACTCCAACAAAAGAGTTGGAGAAGGAAATTGCAAGATGTAATAACATTCAGATGGCAAAGAAGATTTCTTTGAACTCTGCTTATGGTGCTGTTGGGAATGAGTATTTTAGATATTTTAAACTTGCAAATGCTGAGGCAGTTACTCTTTCTGGTCAGGTTTCAATTAGATGGATTGAAAATAAACTCAATCAATATATGAATAGAATTCTTAAAACTGATGGAGAAGATTATGTTATTGCTGTGGATACTGATTCTGTGTATCTCAATATGGGTCCTTTGGTTGAAACTGTATACAAGGGAAGAGAGAAAACTACTGAAGGCATTGTGTCGTTCCTTGATAAGGTCTGTCAGGTGGAACTTGAAAAATATATTGAGAGTTGCTACCAAGAACTGGCTGACTATGTGAATGCTTATGAGCAGAAGATGCAGATGAAGCGTGAAAACATTGCTGATCGTGGTATCTGGACTGCTAAGAAAAGGTACATTTTGAATGTTTGGGATAGTGAAGGAGTTAGATATGAAACTCCAAAACTAAAGATGATGGGTATTGAGGCAGTCAAATCTTCTACTCCTGCTCCTTGTAGAGTAAAGATTAAAGAAGCACTCAACATCATTATGAACAAAACTGAGGATGATTTGATTTCATTTGTAGAAACATTTAAGAAAGAGTTCTATAAACTTCCTCCAGAAGACATTTCTTTTCCAAGGTCAGTAAATGAACTAACAAAATATAGATCAGTATCAACAATTTATCAAAAGGGAACTCCTATTCACACAAGAGGGTCTTTGCTGTATAATCACTATATTAAAGATAAATCTTTAGACTCTAAATACCCATTAATTAACAATGGTGAAAAAATCAAATATGTTTATCTTAAAACTCCAAACATTATTCATGAAAACGTAATTTCATTTATCCAACAATTTCCAAAAGAACTTGGACTTGGTAAATATGTAGATTATGAACTTCAATTTGATAAGAGTTTTATTGAACCTCTCAAAAGCATTCTGAACTGTATTGGTTGGAATGTGGAAAAAACAAATACTTTAGAATCATTGTTTGCTTAATCATGAGTATTATTTCTAATCTGTGGCAAAGAGTACAATTAAAAGTTAGAGGATATATCGTTATTGATAATTTTTTCTCTAAACAAATTACATCAGAACTTAGATCTCTAGCTTTAAGTGAAAAAGATGTAAATCAGTATTATACTGATGGATATAAAGCTGCTGATTATGATAATGATTCTGTAAAAATGTCATTAAAAGTTGTAGACTTTGTTCAAAAAAAAGTAAATATTTTGAAAGATAAAAAGTACCAAAGATCTTGGAGTTTTTTATACAATACTATCTGTAGAGGAGTAAATATTCATGCAGATCCATCAACTTTTAATGTCAATGTTTGGGTTACTCCAAATTATTGTGTAGAAGATAGAAATAAAAATGGTCTAATTTTATTCAAGAAAATGGCTTCATCTAGTATGACCTGGCAGCAATATAATGGGGATGATTTTGTCATTAATGAGTATCTAAAGGGGGCAAAGTATGTTAGAATACCCTATAAGTTTAATAGAGCAGTTATTTTCCCAGGAAAAACTTTTCACACAACAGATTTTGTTCACATGAAACCTGGGCATAATAACAAAAGAATAAATTACACATTTTTATTTGATTGAATCATGGATTTTTTAAAAGACATTGTAAAGGAAATTGGTGGAGAATATACACAATTAGCAGCAGATATTGATGAGACCGAGACTTATGTTGACACAGGTTCATACATTTTTAATGCACTGGTTTCAGGTAGTATATTTGGTGGTGTATCTGGGAATAAGATTACTGCTATTGCTGGAGAGTCTTCTACTGGAAAGACTTTCTTTTCTCTCGCT